AAAGTTATGTATTCGTGTTTCCAGAAGAATCTCAAAGATGAGATGAAAGTTGCACAATTGGCCGCGTATGTGGCTGAGAAGAGTTCGTATCATCACGGTGAAGTATCACTAGCGGATACTATCGTGAAGTTGGCGAATGATTACACTGGTTCTAACAATATTAATCTCTTAGAACCGTGTGGTCAATTCGGCACACGTCTCATGGGTGGTAAAGATGCGTCTCAAACGAGGTACATCTTCACGAAACTCACCAAAGATGCACGGAAGATTTACGATCCAAAAGACGACGCCATTCTCAATTACTTGGACGACGACGGCCGTTCCATTGAACCTGACTTTTACATGCCCACCATACCCATGGTTCTAGTGAATGGTACAGAAGGTATCGGTACGGGTTTCAGTTGCTATGTACCACCCTTCAATCCTAAAGATATCCAAGCGAATATACTTAATTTCATCAATGGAAACGGAATTCAGAAGATGGCACCATGGTTCCGTGGATTCAGTGGGAGAGTTTTCTACGAAAATGATTTATGGGTCACGGAAGGTGTATGGAAAGTCGTAGGGCAAACTATAAAGGTATCAGAATTACCACCCGGTCGTTGGACGCAGGATTACAAAGAACACCTCGACACACTCACAGAAAAAAAGATCATTAGTTCATACACGAATAATAGCACGACGGACCACGTCGACTTCGTTATCCACGAGTACAGTGGTAAAGATATCATAAAGGATTTGAAACTACAAAAAACAATTCGAACGTCGAATATGCATTTATTCCACCCGATCAGGGGTATTCACAAGTATGAAAGTCCCGAACTAATCCTCATGGATTTTATCAAACTTCGCCACGAATATTATATTAAACGGAAGGAGCATCTCATCAGCGTTCTCGAGAAAAAAACGGCATTACATGACAGTCGGGCAAAGTTTGTCACTATGGTTATTAATGGGACGTTAACTGTATTCAGGCGTAAAAAAAGGGATCTCGAAGTGGAACTATCTAAACAATTTCCAACCGTCGATGGGTCATATGACTATTTATTGAATACCAAGACAGTTGAATACACAGAAGAACGCGTGTCGGCATTACTCGAAGAGTCTAAACAATTGAAAGCGGAACTCAACTTAACTAGAGTTACCTCACCGTTGAATATGTGGGAAACTGATATTAAAAATTTGTAGATAGTAGATAGGTATGATCGTCAAAGGTCCCAACACCGGCGCTATCATTTCATTAAATGCTATAGGACAACAAGACACGTATTTAACAAGCGACGATCCTGATAAATCATTCTTTAATTATAAAACGAAACAACATTCAACTTTCACAAAGTTTCATAGAAATACAAAGGTTGACAATCCACGTGCAAAAGCTACATGGCCCATGGGAGAGACAGTTATAGTTACAATGAATCCACGTAATATGGGCGATTTATTATCAAATATGTATATCGTCGTTGACTTCCCGGGTATTACTGGTACTTCTAATGTCGCTGATCAGGTTGGTCGTCATATCGTCGAATCCGTGAGTATGCACGTCGACGAGATTGAAATTGAAAAATATTACGACGATTGGGGTATCATATATGATGAAATGTATCTCGATGCATCTGAGAAGCGCACTAAGCGATACACAATCAATCGCAATCTCGCAGAAGGGACGTCGATGGAAAATGACGAGTCAGTGGTAAGAAATTCATCTAAACTCATGATTCCAATCCCTTTATTCTTTTCTAGAAAGTATGAAGGTGACGAATATTCAACGAATCTTCCCAATCGACCATATTTTCCAATATGTGCGATTCATAAACAGAAAATAGAATTCAAAATAAAGTTCAGACCACAAACGTTTTTTACAAACTCTGCAGATACCATCACGTTTGATAATTTCAATGTAGTCACGGAAGAGATGACAGTGTCGCCGATTGAACGGTCATTTTTAATGACACGAAAACAGGTTGTCACGACCGATGTTGTAAAACGTCATCCATCAGTGGAAACTGAAATTGGGGTGAATGAAGTTAAACTCCAACTTGTACCCAAAATCCCTGTAAAAACTATATTTTGGTTTCTGAGAAATAAAGAATTTGAAGATGAGAGCGTAATTAAGGGGTTAGGTACTACGATTGAATCAAATGTATTTGAAAATCGATACAATTTTTCGTCGAGTGATACATTTACCATGTCAAATTCATTTTTCAACCCAGTTATGTCTTCAGGTAAATTTTTCGTGAACGGTCAAGATTTACCTAATATTATAAATCCCGGACATTCTTATTACAAATATGTCGTCCCATATCTACATAGATTATCGAGACCGATTAGAAATATTTATACGTATACATTCTCGATGAATCCGATTAATGTGGAACCGTCGGGAAGTTTGGATTTTGGAGAATTGAAATCAGATACCACTGTAATAGAGGTAAAATTAGTGCCAAATTTAACTAAAGTTTATACACTTAACATATACTATGTCGGATATCAAACGTTTCTGTTTGAAAATGGGTTCATGAAACTCGCTTATTGAAAAGAGAGTCTTTATTAGTTCTAATGTACTCGACAATTTTATTTTTTATACACCACTTGATGAAATTTAACTGTGCAACAGTCGTATGGATTTCATCAGTTGTACCTGGAATAGTATATGCTATTTTTTCAGATCTACAAAACGGGTCAAATAGTTTTTTACTGTACCCATCTAGACTCGATTTATATGCACAATGTACACTAAAAAGTCTACCATCATTTGTCTGATAATTTGTATTGTTTTTTTTAGAATAATTTGTTATGAACCATTCAAGATTTCTAAGAGATATACCTCCAGATTTTGATAAAAGTTCGTTTAAAACAATTTTATTTTCCGGTATCTTGTAGAATGTATTGATTGATGATAGTAGTATATCGGATTTATTCATATTACTCCACAAACGTCTTAATTCTCTAACTTCTTTTTTTTATCATCTTCACATTTTGGACATCCCAGAATAAATCCAGATGGAAATGGATGTGTGTGGCGGATCGTCGTTGTTTGTATTTTTATAGGTTCACATAAACGTTCATCGTTTACATGGAACGAGCAGAACCCTTCTTTCGTAGCTTTATTCGTACAGAAGCGTCCACTTTTTGTTATACCTTGACAATATTCAACATCTGGTAGAAATTCACGACGCGCGTACTTTTTTGAAACGGGAAAAATGTCGGTGACCTTCTCTAGGACTTTACAAACGCGTTCATACACGCGTCGCTCAACCTCCTTTTCAATCAGTTCCGATATTTGGTCGGAAATACCCATACTATACACGCGCACTTACTTTTTAAATAGGTCGGAGATAAGCATTTGTTTTTCATCTTTCACGACCTTTTTTTTCTTCGGTGGTTTTGCCCGATCGAGTAATTCGCCGAAAATTTCAAGTTTTGGGTTTTCGAATAGAGGTTCCAGTAAATCACACACGGGATTCAGGAATTTGTTAATGAAATAATATGCATAATCGATGGGTAGATTATGTTCCTCCACGAACTTTGGATCCTCCGATTTTTCAAATGCTTTTGCACGTGGATTATCCGTTTTGATCAATAAGTAAGGTACGCGATCACCAGACCTTGGTTCAGACCCAGGTTGCCTCGCGCGCATTTTTGTCACGACGCGAACGTGTGCCATATTGATGTCACAACTCGTTGGGTCGTCGATATGTTCTTTATTAACTTTGGATATGGGTACATTTTTACCCTTTACCTTATATGTATCAGAAAGAGATTGACTTAATATGAGCTTACTATTAGGAACCTCCCCTTCGAGTAGTTCGATCGCACGTTGTCGCGCCAAATTCATAGGCGCGACTATATCACTACTCTCTAGAATGACATCAAGAAGCTCTTTACATACCTCACGCATGTGAGGTGTATTATCGCGACGAACGAGTTGCAACCCCTTTACGTCAATATAGTCCATGTTCATATTACCATCTTTACCTTTGGTCCATAGTTTAGCCGCGTAACGTTTTTTTGAATATAGAAAATATGGACAGTACACCTTTTCAAGTTCTAGGTTATTGGGTGCCTTAAACAGCCGTGTACACTCTTCAGCCGCGCGTTCGCCAATTTCCCAGCTATATTCGATAGCCTCTTTACCCGTTCGATCACCCACGTCAAACTCAACCATAACGCTATCAGTGTCACCGTATCGCACTTTAGACCCCGGAAAATTCTTTTCAACATACGATTTCGTGTCATCAATCATACTTCTACCCTTCCTAGTTACAGTCGACGCGATGGCTACACATGGAAGCATACCCCTCGATGCACCCGTAAACCCATATACAGAGTTCATTGAAATCTTATACGCTAACTGCTTTGCATTATACATGCGCTGTGTCGCACCCGTAGAGTTTGCCATATCCTTTTTAGCTTGCTTCCTAAATTGTTTAAGTTCTGCCAAAATAGCCGGTAAAAGGCTTGGGACGTCCTGTGCGAACTTATACTGACCGAACGTTTCGTATGTTACACCAGGAACATTATCATATTTAGTATCCGTGACAAGTGAAGAATAACATAGATTATGTGCCATCATGATAGATGGATATAGACCTTCAAAATCTAGAGCAGTGATCGGTGTATAATACGCACCGGATTGTGCTTCGAGAACAGTCGCCCCTTCATACCCGGCCGTATCCGTGTACCCGTATTCAAATGCGGGAACCTTGAAACCAAGTTCTCGAGCCTTTTTCGTGAGCTGACTAAATACCTTAATCTGCTGCCCCCGTTCAACCAAATAATTGAGGGGTACCCACGTCGCCTTCGCCATCTCGAGTAAATTCATCAGGGTTGACAACTTCGCGATCAGTTTATGTGGGAGGATTGTATCTTTTATACAATACTCCGCAACTTCGCGTAGTTTTACTGGGTCACCCTCTTTGAAACGTGCAAACATCTCCTTGGGAGACATATCAATTTTCTGGTCCCCCAGGTAAATTCTAGAAACATTGTCAAGCTTATACGAGTCGAGTTTATACTCACGTTTAACCTCGTGGAACATATCGAATACGAATCGACCAGGAATGGGTACGAGTTTCAATTCGTTATCACCTAGGGCGCTCGAAGATAGTTTTTTCGATACCAAATTGCAAATATGACCA